TTGCAATTTCAGTACCATCAACTGGTACTTCCACCTTTGCAATCATGCGGCGCTTACCGTCATCACATAATGCGCTTCTCATTTTATACCTCTATTAAATATACGGTTATTTGGGCGCAGTAATAACACCACGCAATATACATAATGTACAGTAAAAGACATTACTTGTCAAGCAAAAAGTTTTAGATAAATTGTATAAAGTTATGAAACTCTAATCATTTCTGCTTTTACTGTCCAGTTGATATCTGCACCGGATGAACCTCTTACAAATATTTTAAACATGGGTGCCACACCAAGTAATAACTCCCAATTACTATTTGCATTATTATTATATACAACAGTATTGCTTTCATTACTCACTATAGTGACTGTACCATTTGTGTTATCTACTACACCTTCTTTTTTAATGGTCATCACTGGCGTGTTTTGATAACTTAAATTGGTCCAATTTGTTTGCCTACCAATTGCAGTTACAGTTATAAAGAAACTACTATCTGGAGGAGTTACTATCCTTGCACTGTCAAACAAAACTTCAGTGAGTGTATTTCCCACAGTTGACAATGATGTTTTTTTAATATCTTCATCTCCACTGATTCTAATTTCATCAGTGGTAGTACTTATCGACAGATTATTACTTACTTTGATTGATTTAAATTCCAGTGTATTTACATTACGCTGTTTGATTACACTTTCACCGGTGCCAACAGATCCTAAACTTAAATTATCACCTATTGTTATTAAATCATTAGTAGTGGTCAGTGTAATTGCGCCGCTTTGTGCCAGTGTTTTAAATTCTAGGTTACCGTTATTGTTTTGAACAAAAAGTCCAGTACCTGGTCCAATATTACTTGCATTGTTTACGCTACTACTACCAGTGGCAAATGTACGCCAACCAGCATTACTGCCGCCATAATAGGCTTCATAAGCATTAACAGTTGTATTGTAACGCAGCTCACCAGGCGTAGTATTGGGTCTCTGAGCAGTTGTGCCACTGGGTATTTGCACGGCTTTGGTGCCTGGTATAACTGGATTTTCCGCCAGTCCGATTTCAATATCGCCAGTTGTTCCATTATCGTTGTTAATACTCAGTTGTCCGTTTAACGGTACAATCTTTCTTGTTTTGCTAAACACACCGTCTTTAACAACAATACCGTTGCCTGATTCCTGGTCCAGGTTACGTACAAACAAATCAAATGGTATAGCCATTTGTGTAAAGTCAGCCATTGTACCAGTATTGTTACTGTTTTTAACATAACTGATGTCTTGGTCTGTTCTTACTACAATATCATTTTCATTTATATTTAAGTTTAACTGTGCGGCTTCACTACCAACAATGTGTATTGTTCCGCCAGTAACTGTGGTATTGTTGATTACAGTTGTTCCACCACTGATGCCACCACCAGATGATGTAGTATTAAAACCACCTGCATTATAACCAGGACTGTTTGGTGTTACTGGAATATCGCCACTGCTGGTACTTGGACTAGTTTGACTTACGTTTGTTGTGTATCCAACTATTTCGCCACAATAATTGTAAACTGGTTGTGTATTACTGATATCAGGACTTGGGTCTATATCCTTACGTAGTAAGTCCAATAAACCAGGCTCTAGTATTAATTCAAAGATATTGTTGTAAACATTACCGTCTGCATCAACAACAGGGTATCCAGCAAACTTGTCATACAATGCTTTGATTAAACTTGCAACACGTGTGTTACCCTGGATACCAGCGGCTGATGCATTGTGTAATACTCCCATATTGGGATTAACCTCTGCCACATCTGTATCGTTTGCAAACTGACTGCCGCCCAAGTTTTCTGTACCAGTAACACTGTTTTCTCTATCCATAAGACTGGATAGGTCGTCTTTAATTTTATTGATTCTTGCATTAAATGCATTTAGTTCGTTTTGTGTAAGTTGTCCAGTTTTTACACGTAACCAATCGGCACTCAGATCACCAAGTAAACCGCCGTTGAACAGATTTAGGTTAAATTCTTGACCATCAAAGTTTAAACATCCTCCGATCTGATCTGGAACCATATTGCCTATTTCATTAATCAGTCCCTTGCCAGCACCCAAAAAACTATCCATTGTTTGTTCTAATACATTGGGGATAGCAATAGGGTCAACTGGTGTAGCACAGAAATTAATCATATTGGCAATCTGTGTAACTTCTGCAAGTGCTTTATTGATACGACCTAATACTTGTTCAATGTTTGTATGGTCCATGAACTCGTCAAACTTTTCGTCTAACTCGTTAAGTGCATCCAATAGTTCTTGCTGGACACCTTCTGTGTTTAAAATTGCTTTTAAATTAACACTCAAACATACTTGAATATTTGGAAGTTTTAAACCACGTCCTGCCAGCAAATTACAGATAATTTCACGCATTGTGTAATCATATTCGCTCTTGACGACAACTTTTGCGTTTTCACCAAGTTGGCCTTGTATATCTGTTTTAATATGGTGTCGTGTATCTAGATATTCATTTACACTTGCAACACCGTTGGGGAAATCTGTTGACATTATGCTTGTCCTCTATGCTTGTTCTTCATTAGTAATGCCTGGTCCTGGTGTACCACCACACGCAAATACATTGTTGCTTGCACTGCTGGCTTTTGGATTACAATGTGGAGGTATAGGACAAAAACTGTCGCTATTTGCATCGCTTCCCAATAAATTTACCGGGATGCCATTAACAAAAACAGTTCCGTCATTGTTACTAGCCTGTAAACTTCCACCGCCGTGTGTGTTTGGATCTCCCAATACACTGCATAACAGATTATTTACGAAAACGTTGCTTTGTCCTCGTACTTGTGTTTCTGCCCCACAATTTCTGCTATCGGTATTTCTGTGTACTGGTATCATACAAACTCCTAATAAACATATTTATCAGGCTAGTTTGGCACCGGTTCCTTGCAAGCTCATATCAAGTCCGGTTGTTGCTTGTAAATAAACATCAGCAATTGGTTTATGTGCTTTTACCATAGTAACAATGTGTGCTTTATTAAATTTGATATTTGTTTCACTCATAATATCAGCACTCGCGATCCATGGAGCAAGTCCAGGTCCTTGTGGTGTTACCGCCATTGCCAATGGTTTACGTAATTCAATATGTTTATCGTTGTCTTCTTGAAAACTTCCGATAATTTCTTCGCCACTGGCTAATTTTAAAGCGACTACATCGCCCTGTTTTCTTACATCTAATAACATTATAAAGTGTGTCCTGTTCCGTTATAACCTGTGTTTTCAATATATGAACTTAGTTGCTCATATCCTCCAATTACCGAACCATTAATAATAATTTGTGGTACAGTACGTGCATTTGGAACGGCTTCTAAAAGTTCTTCTCTGGTTGTGTCTACGCCTACTACTTTTTCTTGAAAATTTAAGCCGTATGCACTTAGTAAGTGTTTTGCCCTCACACAGTAAGGACAATTTGGTTTGCTATATACAATTATTTCACTCATAAACTTAATCCTGCAAATGTGTTTGTGTCAACATCTTTCTTGACACCTCCAATAACATAAGAACTGATCTCTGTTTCCTGTGGTGCAACTTGAACATCAGCGCCACTAATCCATTTTTGTGTCCAGGGAAGTGGGCTAGCTTGTGGTACACTGTAAGGGCTCTTTAGTCCAACCGCTGTCATACGCTTGTTTGCAATCCACTCAACAAAGTCGCTCAGTAGTTTTTCGTTTAAGCCAATCATTGAACCGTCTTTAAACAAGTATCTAGCCCATTCTTTTTCTTGGTCAACTGCGTCCACGAACATCTGAATCATTTCTTGTTCAGTCTCTTTTGCAATTTTAGCATAATCCGGATCATCCTTGGGTAGGATTTTTAGTAGGTATTGTGTGCTTGCCAAGTGCAAATTCTCATCACGACAAATTAGTTTGATAATTTTAGCATTGCCTTCCATCTTTTTAAGTTCAGCAAATGCCCAACTACATGCAAACGATACATAAAAGCGTACACCTTCCAAGATGTTTACGCTCATGATTGTTTTCCACAATGCTTTCTTTAATTCATATTTGTTGACTACAACTTTTTTACCATTAACAGTATGTGTACCTTCTCCTAGCAGATTATAATAACCAGCCATTTCGATAAGATCGTCATAATATTTGCTAATGTCGTCAGCACATTCAACAATCTCTTTTAAGTCCATCATTTCGTCGAAAACTTTACTTGGATCACTGTAAACGTTGCGAATAATATGTGTGTAACTGCGACTGTGAATTGTTTCACTAAATGTCCAAGTGATAATCCAGTTTTCCAGTTCTGGAATACTCACAAGACTACCAAATGCTTCAGCAGGCGCACGACCCTGAACACTATCAAGTAGAATTTGTCTCTTTAAATTTGATGTGAATATGTGTCTTTCGTGTTCA